GAGCCCGATGGCACGCCCGTGGCCGCCGTGGATGACATTGCGCACCTCAGCGGCGAGCAATGGAGCCATTCACTTCCGCTCACGATCCCCGCAACCCTTGCCGCCAGGGCGCTGCGGCAGCTCCTGCAGCTTCAAGGCAGCGCCGAGACCGCCCCGCGCCAGCGCTTGGCTGCCGCCCGTGGCCGCATCAACCGCAGGCCCCTTCGCCTCCGTCGGCCATGACCTCGCACACCAACACCCCCGCCGGCCCCATCCCCGACTGGCGGATCAGGGCCCTTGCCATGGGGGCGGACATGATCAGCCCGTTTGAACCGGGGAAGGTTCGGAAGGTCCACCGCGCTCCCGTGGTTTCCTACGGCACCAGCTCCTACGGCTACGACCTCCGCCTAGCCCCGCACGATTTCAGGGTGTTCCGCCACGTGCCGGGCCTGATCGTTGATCCCAAGGCCTTTGATGATCGCTGCCTGGCCCCGGCAGAGCTACAGCAGGGCGAAACCGGCGCCTACTTCATCCTCCCGGCCCACACCTACGCCCTAGGGGTGGTGATCGAGCGCCTGAAGCTCCCGCCCAACGTCACCGCGATCTTTATCGGCAAGAGCACCTACGCCCGACTCGGGGTGATCGTCAACACCACCCCAGGCGAGGCCGGCTGGGAGGGCTTCCTCACCGTGGAGATCAGCAATTCATCAGGCGCCGACTGCCGCATTTACGCCAACGAGGGCATCTGTCAGGCCCTGTTCTATGAGGGGGTACCCTGTGACCGGCCCTATGGGGACGGGAAGTATCAGGGGCAGGCGGCAGGGGTGACTTTGGCGAGGATTTGAGCCATGCCCATGCTTGATGCCAACGACCCCGCCTTTCGCCAGCAGTACCCCAACGGCGCCATCGTCTACGACCGCACCGGGCACAGGATCAGCGGCGTAGTGGCCTGTGACCGGGAGACGGGGGAGGTGATCAGCGTCGTGGGCCTGAACGACAAGGCGCCGATGGGCGAACGCCCCGAGCTTCTGCCGGCCGTAGAGGGGGAGCTGCGGCGCTGCCGCGAGTTCTACCCCGCTCCGCTGAAGATCGAGCCCCGGCGGTGGCTCCACATCGGCATGGACTGATGCCACCCTTAAACCTCCTCCACCACGCCGCCGCCGTTGACTACGGGGATTTCCCCGCCTGGCGCGAGGTGCAGGGGGCAAGGGCTGCAGAGGGGGCCATCCCGGCAGCAGTGGAGCCCTATACCCGGAGCTTCCGCGAGTACATCGCAGACGCCTACCCGCGGTTCCCCTTCACGCGTCACACCCTGCGGTTGATCGCCTTGGCGCAGCGCGTGGCCGATGGCGACCTGCCCCGCCTGATGGTGGAGCTGCCCCCCAGGCACTGGAAATCAACGATCTTCAGCCGGTTCCTGCCGGGCTACTGCCTGCGGCGGTTCCCCGATCGCTCCGGGGGCATCTGCTGCCAGACCCAGGATCTGGCCGTGGGGTTTTCCGAGGCCGCCCGCGACTACTTCGCCGCCAGCGGTGGCGTGCTCAGCGCCAGCAAGGCAGGCAAGGAGGAATGGGCCAGCGCCGATGGGATCGGCTCAATCTGGACCGCTGGCATCGGCAAGGGCACCGGCAAGCCGGGGCACTGGCTGTTCATCGATGACCCGATCAAGGGCCGCGAGGAGGCCGAAAGCGCCGCGTTCCGCCGACAGGTTCACAACTGGTGGGATTCGGTCCTCTCCGCCCGTGAGGAGCCCGGTAATGGCGTGGTGGTGGTTCACACGCGCTGGCATGAGGCCGATCTGATCGGCTACCTGCTGGGCAAGAACCTGGAGCTGGAAAAGGAAGGCCTGGAGGACGATTGCGAGCGCTGGCACGTGGTCAGCCTGCCGATTGAGGCGGTGCCGGCCAATGACATAAAGCCCCTGCCGGCCACGGTGAGCCGGGAGGCGGACGATCGCAAGCCCGGCGAGGCCCTGGACCCCGAGCGCTTCAACGAGCGGTGGATCAAGCGCAAGCGGGCCAACACGCCCGAGCGGGACTGGGAATCGATCTACCAGCAGCGCCCGAGCGCCGGGAAAGGGACCGTTTTCTTCTTGGATCGGATGCGGTTCTACGGCTGCCCTGCCTGGCCTGGCCAGGAGGGTGACCCGCTGCTCCCAGCCAGCTTCATCCGCACGATCCTGTCGGTGGACGCGACCTTTGACGACTCCGCCGGTTCCGACATGGTGGCGATGACCCTTTGGGGCCAAAGCCCGCAGGGGGCTTGGCTGCTGGATCTGGTGAACGAGCGCCTGGACTTCCCAGCGACCGTGAGCATGATCCGTTCCCTGCACGCCCGGCACGGTTTCGGGGAGCTGGTGATCGAGAAGAAGGCCAATGGCGCCGCCGTGATCAAGACCCTCACGCAGGCGGCCCACGGCTACCGCGTAGTGGCCGCTGGGGTGGGCGACATGGGCGGCAAGGAGAGCCGCGCCAATGCCGCCAGCGTGGAGTTCAATAACGGCCGGGTGTTCCTGCCTCGCTCAGCCCCCTGGAGCAACGTGGTGCGGGATCAGCTCCTGCAGTTCCCCGCGGCCACCTTTGACGACATTGTGGACAGCACCAGCCAACTGCTGATCTACCTCTCGTCCTCGGGCCCCATGAATTTCTCCACCGTGTCCTTTGGCCATGGCGCCACACCCCAGGCGGTGGACGCTGACGCGCTGAAACAGCAGGGCTGGACGGATGACGCGATAATGGCATTGAAAGCGGGCCTAATTCGCCGGTGATGGCCACCACAACCCGGCGCCCCAGGGCCGCCCGCAGCACCAAAATCAGACCCGAGGCCAGCCCGTGTCCTGATCCGGGCCAACTGGGGAGCTTCCCGCCGCCTACGCCGTGGTCCGAACAACTGGCCGCTGAGAATCTGCAGCTCGCCAAGAGCATGGCCAGCCGGATGGCACGGGCCACCCGCATGCCGTTCGATGACCTGTTCCTCGTGGCGGCTCAAGGCCTGCTCAAGGGCTGCAGGCGCTTTGACCCGAGCCGCGGCAACCGCCTCTCAACCTGCGTGGTCCCCTTCATCCGCGGCGCCATGGCCCAGTGGCTGCGGGACAAGGGCCACAGCTCCGGGGTGAAATTTCCCGACAAGTGGCGCGACAAGGCCCCCACGGTGCGGCGTTTGGCGGCCGATGGTGCCACCCTCTCGGCCGTGGTGGAGGCCACCGGGTTGGAGGCCTCGGAGGTGGAAGCGATCTTGGAAGCCCAAGGCGCGACCCGCACGTTTGACCCCGAGGGCTACCACGCCAGCCGCGAACCTGACCCGTGGGATGAGATTGAGGCCTATGACGAGCTGAACGAGGCCCTACGGATCGCTGACGAGGCCTATGCCGCCCTGAAGTGGGCGGATCAGCAGATGCTGGAGGCGGCCTGGGAGGCCCCGCGGCGGCGGCAGTTGGCCCGACTGCCGCATGGGCAGTTCCTGCGGCATGCCCAAGGGGTGATCCGCGGCGAGCCGATTGCCAAGGCCGCCGAGCAGCAGGCCCTCGCCCTGATGGTGCCCGAGGTGGCCGGCGTGGAGGGCAAGGTGGGCAGGCGGATTACGGAGCCGGCCGAGATCCTGCGAGTGGCGGAACAGTTGGGGCTTTTCGGTGCCTGTCCTGACGAGGGCGAGCCATGACGCTGGCCCTGCACCTCGGCGACTGCCTGGATGTGCTGCGCACCATGCCCGATGCCAGCGTGGATGCGGTGGTGACGGATCCGCCCTATGGCCTGAGCTTCATGGGCAAGCGGTGGGATTACGACGTGCCCACGGTGGAGGTGTGGGCCGAATGCCTGCGGGTGCTGAAGCCGGGCGGGCACCTCTTGGCCTTCGCCGGGACGCGGACCCAGCACCGGATGGCGGTGCGAATTGAGGATGCGGGCTTTGAGATCCGCGACATGATCGCCTGGGTCTACGGGTCGGGGTTTCCGAAGTCGCTGGACGTGAGCAAGGCGATTGATCGGATGGACGCCACCGAGGAGCAGGAGCGCCGCCGGCTGCGGTTCACCGCATGGGTCCGAGGGACCGGGGCAACGTCGCGCCAGATCGATGAGGCCACCGACACCAACATGGGCGGCCATTACACGACCGCCGCCAGTCAGCCCGCGATCATGACCCGCGAGCACCTGGAGCAGTGCCGGCATCTGCTGGGCAATGTGCCCGAGTGGGTGGAGCGCGAAGCCGACATCCGCAGCGTGGAAAGTCAGAACATGGCGAGCCGCGAGGTGGTGGCAGAGCGGACGATGACACAAGGCGGCGGGTCATCCTTGCAAATCAGGACAGGCGAACTGCGCGAAGTGGAAGCCAACATCACCGCCCCCGCCACCCCCGAAGCCCAGCAATGGGCCGGATGGGGCACCGCGTTAAAGCCTGCCCTGGAGCCGATCACGGTGGCCCGCAAGCCGTTGGAGGGCACCGTGGCCGCCAACGTGCTGGCGCATGGCACCGGGGCGCTGAATGTGGACGGCTGCAGGGTGGCCCACGATGAGAATTGCCGGATGATGGCCCCATCGCAGGCCAACATCAGCAACCCCAGCGATAAGCACCGGCAGGCAGGCAGGCGGGAGGCCGTCTTGGAACTGAAGCCGGGCGGCCGCTGGCCCGCCAACCTGATTCACGACGGCAGCGACGAGGTTGTGGGGTTGTTTCCGCAGAGTGTGCGCGGTGCAATACCAGGGACACAAAAGATAGGGGATAAAACCACTACGGACCGCGACAGCAACGTAAGCTATGCGTCCTGTGGTTATCAAAAGATTTCGAGATATAAAGAGGAAGTAGGCTCAACCGCCCGGTTTTTCAAGCAGTGCAAAGGCTATACTGAGGCATGGCCAAACTTGACCCCAGAGCCTGCGAACACTGCGGGCAACACTTCCAGCCCATCAAGGCAATTCGTCGCTTTTGCTCTAAGCGATGCAGCAACCTGGGCTCTCCCCGTGGGGAACTGCAACAGCCTCTCCCTGGCACCTTCTATGAGCGCCACGGCGAACGAGTTAAAGCAACTCTCCGAGAGCGTTATCACAGCGATTCAATCTATCGCGCCAAAGTTCTGGCAAGAGTCAAAGCCCGCAAAGCTCACCCTGACACTCAGCCATGCGAGCTTTGCGGTAACCCGAGAGCAGACAGGCATCACGACGATTACAGCAAGCCATTGGAAATCCGATGGATCTGCCGAACCTGTCACGTTCAACATCACCGGGACGAATACGGAAGCTGGGGAGCGGGTCTCAGCACCTAGGGCGTTCTACACCGCCAAGGCCAGCCGCGACGATCGCGAAGGTGGCAACACCCACCCCACGGTGAAGCCGACCGACCTGATGCGCTACCTGTGCCGCCTCGTCACCCCACCCGGCGGCGTGGTGCTTGATCCCTTCATGGGCTCAGGCTCAACAGGCAAGGCCGCCATGCTGGAGGGGTTCGGCTTCATTGGCATCGAACGCGAGGCCGCCTACCACGCCATCGCCGAGCGCCGCATCCACCAGGCCGGGGCGGCTGGGCATCAACCCGACCTGTTCAGCCTCACCGCCTGACCCGCCCCACCCCTGACCCCAGCCCGAGCGGGAAAACTCAGCCAGAAGGTCATAGGCAGCGGTGTTACAGCAGATCACCCACCCCACGGACAAGGGCGATCTGCCGTCATTCCGGCACCCCAAGCTGGCCGAGGTGGCGAGCGATTTGGATCTGGTTGCGGACTGCTGGGATCTGCTGCGGGGTGATGCCAAAAAGCGGCACCTACCTAAGGAGGCCGGCGAGCCAAAGGAGGCCTATGCCGATCGCGTGCGGCGCAGCTCCTACCCGAGCTTTTTCCGCGATGGGGTGTCCAGCTTCGCGGGGGTGCTGAGCCGCTACCAACTCCGCGGCGTGCAGAAGGGACTTCTCGGCGCCGCGCAGGACATTGACGGGGAGGGCAACAGCCTCAAGGCCTGGGGCATGGCTGTGGATGCCATGGTGCTCCGCGATGGCGGCTGTCTCCTGATGGCCGACATGCCGCCGGGGGTGCCCGAGAGCCGGGCCGCCGAGCTGGCCCAGGGCCGCCGGCCGGTGTTCAGCGTGGCCGAGCGCCGCAACGTCCTGAACTGGAAGCTCGCCAAGATCGGCCGCCGCCGCGTGCCGATCGCCGTCACGGTTCTGGAGTGGCACGAGGTCGAGGATGGCGACTTTGGCCTCAAGTTGGAGCCTCGCTATCGCGTCATGCGCGGCGGGGAATGGCGCCTGCTCAAGATCAAGGGC